TGCGGCCGTCGTCGGTCTGCCCGGGCCAGATGCAGTAGCGGGTGTTGAAGTTTTTGACCTTCCGCTGCTGATACTGACTGCCGTCCGCGTCGGCCTGGTCGATGTCGAAGATGAGCTGGCTGACTTTGGGTTTTTTCACGGGACGAGGACGGTGGGTTTGCGCGGAGTGTAATTGACCGCGCACTGCGGGTTTTTCTTGATGAACCAAGAGCGGAACGATTTGTCGCCCCAGCAGTCGCGGCCAAGATGCTGTTGCCACGCGAAATAAGCATCGGCCGGCACGTCCATGACATGCTGGCCGAGACCATCGACAGTGCAGTGCTCGATCTGGTCGTTGAGCTGCTTGGCGCGGGTGGATTGGATGCCGGCCATGACTTGCTGGGCGTGCCAGCCGGTCTTCAGCTCATCCCGGACGAGTTGCGCTAACTCGCCATCCATGTCGGCGACCAGATCGCCGAAGATTTCTGATGACATCCTAACTCCTACGGCCCCATTACTGGGGCCGCAGTGTGTTAAGACGCTTAGAGGTCGTTGAGGTCCGAAACCGCCAGGTAGATATGAACCTCGCCGGCGGTGAGCTGGCTAAGGTTCTTGGCGGATTCACCGGTGAACTCGGCCACGATGTTCTGCGAAGCAGCCGTGATGGCCACCGGGGCAGTCGCCGTCATCGCCTTGAAGCTGATGGGCGTGGCGCCAGTGCGAACGCTGGTCGCGCTCATGATCGAGTTGGCCGAGGCCGTGTTGCCGAGCGTGTAGGTCAGCGTGGCCATGTCGCCGTGCGTAAACTCGGTGACGAGCTTGTGCGCTGCGTTGGTGACGACCGTGCCGGCGGGCGCCGCGAGCAGGGTAAGAGCCTGCACGTTGTCCGTGTCGGTAAGGTCGGCCTTGGTGACGATGACCTTGTGCGTAAAGCCGGTGGCGGCTTTCGTGTTGGCGGGAAGTTCGAAGACTTTCATGCTAATTATATCCTAGTTAGTAGTTTCTTGGTTGAATTAGGCAGTCGCGTTGAACTTCGCCATGGCCTTGGGCGACATGACGGCGAGGGAGACGATGGCGTCCACCAAGCCGCGAGGTCCGCCGCCTTGATCCTCCAGCTCCTGGAACCGCGGACGGCGTCCGTAGCGGAGCATGAGGTGGTCGGGCGACATGACGTAACCGCGGGCGTATTTCTCGGCGTCAGTGCTGGCGTTGGAGGCCAGGAACAGGGACGTGACGATCTCAACCGTGCTGAAGTCGCCTTCGTAGAACGAGATGTTCGAGACCAAGCGGCTGGAGTTAGCGGCCTGCGAGGTTTGGCGAAGGTTGAACACATCGCTGGTTGCGTTGACCGTAAACCTAGTGAAATTGGTGATGGCTTTCTTGAGGGAAGGGCCAGCCACCAAAATCAATCTGTCTTGGCTTCCGGTCTGCTCGTAGATCGACTGCAAGACATCCTGCAGGTTGGTCTCGGTGAGCGCGGTGGTCGCGGTGTTGGTGATCGACGCGGACGGCGTGCGCTGCGAGGCGGGCACCGGGAGGTCGGACTGGGCGGTGGCTTTGATCCACTCGCCGAGGCCGCGCGTTTTGTACGCAACGGAGCCGGAGCCTTCGACGGAGTCGTTGTCCGAGCTGATGGTTGCCTCAATATCACGTTTTAGTTCAGTGAGACTCTTGGCCGTCGCCCTTGCAAATTCTTTCTTGCGGCCGATGGCGGCAACGTCAGAAAGGTTCGCTTGAAAATCCGAGACACGGACGGTGCGGCGCATCTTCTGGGCGCGGGCGCTCAAAAGGACGCGGTTGGCGGTGGCATCCGAGAACTCGGACACGTCGGCGGAATCAACGACACCATCAGTGCTGACGGCGTTGTACGAATCGGCCAAATAACTGTAAACGGCAGGATTAGAAATATCCGCACCGGTCTTCGCAATGGAAGACGAGATGGGCGTATTTTTGGCGTCCACGACCGTCAACACGTCGAGGAGATCCTCGCGGTTTCCAACGGCCGGGAACAGGGTTCCAGCGGGAGCTGACATAATTTTAATTCTTTCTTTTTAAGGTTTATCCGAAGAGCGCTTCGCTCATAAATTCCGCTACGTCATCAAGACGCCCGGACGCGAATGCGCGGTCTCGCGTGGCTTTCGTCACGCCTTTGGTCGAAGTTTTCGGCGAACTGATCGGCTTTACAGGTGTAGGCGTTTTCGCGGTTGCTTTCGCGGACGAGACTTTGCCGGCGGCCTTGCTCTTGGCTTGGTCGGCGGCTTGTTTGGCCATGAGGGTCTGCTCTCCGTAGAGCGCCAAGCCGACCCAGTATTCAGCTTGCGGGAGCTTCAATAGCTCCGGCGCCTGCTTGACTGTGGCCTGGAACGCCGTGTGCATCGGTGTGCCCTTCTTGAAGATGTCGGGGAAGAGATTCTTGGCTGCCTCGACGGCCGGTTGACGCTGGGCGAGCCATTGCTGGCGCGCCGGGGCGTGGATGGTTAGAACATCGTCGGCTTTGAGGAGGTAGTCCTTGACCTGGTCGCTATCAACGTAGACCTCGGAGCCATCCGGTCGTTTGACCGTGGCGCCGTCGCTGTTTTTCAGTGCCCAGCGGCGGACCTCCTGCGCGGACTTGATTTTAGCGTCCAGCGCTTCAGCGGTGTCTACATCGGCCAGCGGGTTTTCCGCGGTCGGCTGCAGCACAGGGCGCGCTGCTTCGTTGACCTGGGCTTCCAGCTCGGCGAGGCGCTTTTGGGCTTCCTCGTATTGGCTTTTGACGGTGGCGGCTTCTTCGGCGGCGGCTTTCTTTTGGGCCGTCAGCTTATCGATGCGCTTCTGGATCCTGTCCTGCGTGGGCGCTTCGTCTTCGCCGGCTTCGTCTTCGTCCTCGGAGCTTTCGGACTCCTCGGTCGCTTCCTCTGCATCTTCGGAGGTTTCCTCGGCTGACTGCTCCGCGGATTCCTCTTCGTTTGTCTCGTCTTGTGAAAGATCGCCGGATTCCTCCGGTTTCACCTCGTCCTCAGCGCGCTCGGCCGGTGGCCGCAGCTCATCGAGAGCCAGTGAAATGATATCGTCCTTACCTGCAGCCGGAGCTGCTTTCCCTTCGTCCATGAGATAACCCTCAAGTAGTGCCAGGGCGTCCGTCGCCCAGTCCGATCAACAACCTCGAGTGCCATGAGGGCACAACTCACCGTTGATGCTAATAAGTATACAGACTACTGGACAAATGTCCAGCATTATTTTCGCGGGACGGTATCGTTATGCGATACTGCCGTGGATAGAAACGTCTACACTTCTGCACAAGTGATGGCACTTTGTGACACAAAATGGGGTCTTTTGTGACAAAGCGTAGGATAGCGCGCATAAGGTTATACGGTTTGCAACAATCTGTCAGTTAGTGACAGGTCGGCGGGTGGCGACATTTCGGAATGTTGGCGAACGGCAACCTGTAAGAAATACTTGTGAGTTCCCGAGCGGGTATAAACTACTACTTTCCTGCTAATTTATGCACGATTGGTAGCAGAGCGGGAATGTTTGGGCCGGCGGCGGCAGATGGAGCGCCGCTTCATTTGTGGGCAGTAGTTCAAGCCACGTTTGAACTAGTGCGCAAAATCTACTCCAAGCGGGATGCGTCCGCTCGGCGTTGCTCCAAGGCGTCCCATAGCTCAAGCAGAGCGTTGAGCTGGCCGGAGGCATGGGCGAGCCAGCCGGGTTCTTTGGCGGTCGCCATGTTGCTGACAAGCTGGGAGATGTCGGCGATGCGGTCCTGCAGCTCGGTCATCACGGCGAGATAGGCCGGCGGGGCTTGCTCGCGGGTGAAGGACAGCGCGCCCTTGGGGTCGAAGTTGTCAGTGACCTGGTAGCGGTCGGTTGGGATGGTTTTGGTTTTTGCGAATAGCATAGTTTTTAGGCTGTTTGTGTTTGCGTGGGTTAAGCCGTCATCCGCGGCGCATTATGATGATCTCCAAGGCATGGATGGCGTTCTGAAGATGCGGGCCGCAGTCCCAGCAGATCGGGCCGAAGTGAGCATCGCGGCCGTGGACGTCCTGCATACGAAGCGGCTTGGCACAGATGCCGCAGCGTGGGATGTCGCTGCCGCGGCGGCCGGGGCGCAGACGGTTGGGGGGCGATGGCGGTGATTGGGTCATTTGAATTCAAAGGCTCCAAATATTTGGGAAAAAACATTTGCGCCGGTGTTCATGCCGCTGTGCTCCTTGGCAGCGCTGTATCCGGCATCAAAGCCGGCGTCGTAAACGCGGTCGAAAAACTTGCGCAGCCCAGCCGCGGTAAAATGCGGATCACTAAGCAGCCGCGGACTGCGCTGCGTGAGATCGGCCCAAAGCTGGTCGCGCTTGCTCATCAGTAGCTGCCGCCTCCGCGGGATCGCAGGATGTCGCCATCGACGTTGATGGCGTCGGAGAGGCAAACGTAGCGAATTAAATCTACAAAGTCCTTGTTCGCTGAGCGCTTGCCGTCCGCACCCGTATACGTCTGGATGCAGTGAATGACGTTCTTGCAGTTTTCGCTGATGTACAGCTTCGGCTGGTTGCGGGCGTCCACCGGCTTCTCGGGGTTATAGGACAGCGCATCGTTGATCATGCTGACGCCCTCATCGATGCTGTCGCCCGGGGTTGCCGTGAAGAGCATGCCGAGGTCGGCCATCTCGTCGATCAACGTGGTGGGCGATTCCTTGGCCAGCGTGCGGGCGTGGCCATAGCGGCTGTCCATCCAGCGCTCAAAGATCTCCTCGCCGGCTTCCACGCGCAGGATTTCGTCGCGGTAGCGTTCGAGGCCAAAGCCGAAGTCCTGCTGCGCGGGGCCGGGCTTTCCGTCCAACTTCTTGCCGTCCGGTAGCGCCCATTCTCCCGCGTAGCCCACCCCTTCGATGTAGGACGTTTGGTCGGGCCATTCGCGGTAGACCACAATGCGGCCGGACGTATCGTGGACCGTCCAGATCATGGCCCAGTTCTTGCCGCTCGCCGGATCGACCCAATGGTAGCGCGTGCCTTGCGGGACATCGCTGTGGCGGATGACGTGGACCTTGGGATTGAAGAGCGGGAAGCGGCCGCTGATGGCTTTGGTTGGAACGCCGTAAGCGCGGCAGAGGATCTTTTCCTTGGTCTCGCTCTGCAGCTCTTTCTTCATCCGCGACCAGCCGGCCCAGGGATTGCTCTGGGTGTGGAAATAGAGAATCGGGCGGCCCTTCGGATTAATCTGCTCGATGGGAACTTTCTCGTGGCCCGAAATTTCGCCCTTGTCGTTTTTGAGCGGGAGCAGCTCGGCGTCGGTGTCGGTGAGTGTTTTAGCACCGCTTAAATACTCAGCCACGGTCGGCGACCAGCCTTCGACCGGCGTGAAGGTCACGGCGAGCTTGCCGTTGCGGTCCACCAAGCGGAACCGGAGCGTTTCGAGGACATCAAGCGGAACCAGCTCGTCTGCCCAGGCGAAATCAATCTCGCCGCCCTCTAGGGTAGACGGATCTTGCGCGTAATTTCGGAAGATGCAGATCGATTGGTTTGGCGCAACGAATTTGGCCTCGGTGAATCCGCCCTTTACCGAATAGGTGATGTTGGTGACCTGTCCCTTGCGCGCGTTGCGCCATTCCGGCGGCATATATTTCCATACGCGGGGCTGCTGAAGTTCTATAGAATTTGGCGCGGTCGTCTGGAACAGCCACACAACGGCTCCGGGCTTGCCATACATGGTTTTAATGGCTTCTTTCGCCGCCCATTCCGTCTTTCCCGAGCGGTTGCCGCCGAGCACCAAGATTTCGCGGTGCTTTTCCAGCAGCTCAGACGCGCGTTTCCAGATCGGCGGGATAAAGCCATAGCGAAACGGGTCGCTGGCCTCGCGGGCGATCAGCTCTTCGCGTGTTTTTAAGTATCTCCAGCCTTCGTCCGGTCCCAGCTTCTCGAGCAGGTCGAGATCGACCTGCATGACAGGGTGCGGCGACGGCTTAAACCGTGTCTGATGTTCGTTCACTCACTCCACTGCGCCGTCTCCGCGGCGCTCCTCTCCTAAAATGTAAAATTAGCTATCCGTCATAGCAGCCGCATGGCATGTGATGCGGGTCATGTTTGTCCAGCCAATCAAACAGCTTGAGCTGGTCGTCGTCGGCCTTGACGATCTCAGACCACTTTTGGCCAAACGCCAAACCCTCAACCCTTCCTTTGACAACCATGTTTTCTTCCATGGTTACAGCTCGAGCGTAATGCTCTGGGTGCTCTTCGCGCAGGCGGATGATCTCCCGCAGCTTCATGGCAGGGCAGAAGAAGCAAGAGGATTTGCCTGGCTGAGGCAGGCCGTGGCGCCGGATAGCGTCCACACATTCCTGCCGGGTCCACTGCCACTCAAGTAGTGGATACCAATTAAACTCAAAGCGGCCGGCGCCAAGATCAGTTCCAGTAAAGCGCTTGTGCGATCTGTGGGATTCGTTGGCATCATAGCCAATGGCCTTGGTCACGGCTTTAATGCCACGCTCGTCCATCCATTTGCGGGTGCGCTTATTGATCGGTTCAATCTTGTATTTCATGCTGCACGCCTTGTGCCCAAACGCCAAGGACGGCAGCGTTTTTGTGCGAAGGCAGTCTGACTCAAGTGTTGTCTTTTCCTTCTTGTAGGTTTTGTAGACCGTCTCGATACCAAGCCCAAACCACTTCTGGCACGTCTCGTCCATCAGCTTGATATGCTCGTAAGTCTGCGGAAGCTCGCCACCGGTATCAGAAAACATAATAAGGCCAGGGCGGATGCCGCGCTCGCGGAAGCCGCATAGCATGGCGGTGCTGTTGGTGCCGCCGCCATAGGCCACGACAATGGGATGACCCTCAGCAGGAGAGCCTACACACGGCGGGACACTTGCGCGCCTAATCCCGCTGCTTTCGGGTTCACTGCTGAGGGTCAAAGCGTCCACGCCTAGATGGATGCCAGTTCGCCGACCTCAACCATGTTTTCGGGCAGGAACGTGTAGCGGATAACGGCGTGTTCAACGCTGTCTTTAACTACTGGCGTTGCGTCTGCCTCGCTTGCGGTGAAGCAACGCCCATCGGCGTAGTAAAGCCCGGTGAGCTTGTTGCGAAGTTTGATAACTTTGGATGTGGTGTGTGTGGTCATATCAATGCCAATAGTAGTCAGCAGCTGTTGGCAGTCAATGGCAAATGTTGGCATCTGTAGGCAATAGATTGGGCGCCGGCCGGCGCGACTGCGCTGCCGCTGGCTCTCCCCAGAGCCGTTGTTTAAACCGGCGCGGCGCCCAAAATGTCTAAAGTCGGATTCTCCGCGCACGCGAGCTGGTCGATGCGCGCGGTCAGCCACCGGCCGCCGTTCTCGCGGCAGACGGTGACGTAGTCGTTTTCAAGACCGCCCTGCGCGACAACGTAGAGGACGCGGCAGGTGCCGATGCCGTCCACCTCGACGCGGAAGTTTTGGGGTGGCCAAGAGATCATGGGAAAGATTGCCGGGGACGGTGCGGCCGCACCTCTACAGCGCCCTGGTTCCCAAGGTTACGGCTCCAGTGGGACGCAGATTGTAGCTCTGCGCTGGCGGGATAAACCATGGATGCCTCCAGACCTCGATGAGCACCATACGGTGCCATCCGGCTGCTGCGCTGCCCGGACAAAGTGGAGCTACGGCTCAGGTCGCTACGCGCCGGAATATCTCCAGGGCGCCCCTCAATGACCGCAGCTAGGTGGAGCCGAGGGATCAGTTCGCATCGGGCCGCGCGCTGCACGGCATACGGTGACCGGGGCGGCACTCCACCAAAGAATATGCAGGCGCCCCAGTCGTCTTGCTCGCTGGAGCTGGGCATCCCGGAGATGGTCCGCGGCGTCACACCACATGAACGCCGGCAAGAACCCGCTTGAGCCTGCAACTTGAAAGTCATTTGGATTTGCGCTTGCGCATCTCCGCGCAGAGGGCGTCGGCCTTGCGCTTGGCCGCCTCGGCGACAAGTTTGGTGCGCTTGGACTTGAGGAGGACTATGGTTTTGTCAATCTCTTCAATTTCCGGTGTCATAATATCGTACTTACTCATAAATCGTGATTCGCCACAGGCCGGCTTGGGCGATGGCGTAGCCGAGCCAGATTATGGCGTGCCAGAACTTGTGCTGGAGCAGGCCGAGGTCGATGGCCACGGCGAAGTAGATGAGGCCGACGAGGGCGATGAGCACCGCAGAGGTCATCGGCGCGCTTTGGCGGTCTTGGCGGACGCGCGAAATGCCTTGGCGGTGGGCGCGCCGGCAGACCCGGGCTTGCGCATTTTTTCACCGCTTCCGGCGGCGATGCGGGCTTTTTTGGCGTGGATGTTGGCGTAGAGTCCTGCGGGTTTTTTCATGGTTTGTTCTTTTTGATGGCTTCTCGGAAAAGGTATTGAATCAAGTAAGCGCCGGTTTCCTCGTCGCTGCTGGTGATGTGCTTCAAGAAATCCTGCACAACGTGATACAGCTCATGGACGAGCGATCCGGTGTCGGCGGCGTCTTCAATCCAGACGACCGCTTGGCTGCCGAGGCACATCGCCCAGGCGGCGTCTGAGTCGTCGGGCTGGTTGTCGGGGTCTTTGGGGTCGAGATTGAGGATGTTCGCACACCGCCGGATCGCCGCCGCTTGTGGGGTTCCACAATAGAACTCCACGACCAGACCAAAGGTCTGCTCTCGGACAACGAACCGGCGGGTGCGTTTCATTAGCGGTTAGCGTCTACAATTGCGTTGGGATTAGCGTTGCAGGCTTCTGCGTAGCGCTGGAGCCATGGCACAAATTGCTCGTAAGTGCCCCAGCCGTTGGGCGCATTGTATTGTTCAAAGCGCTCCGGCTCGGACTGCAGCGCGGCAATGCCTCGCTCCAGAACCGGCCCAATGTGCGACGCCTTGAGATAGCCATGCTCATCGGGACGCCAACATGCCTCGTAAACGCCGGCGGCTTTGGCCATGGCGCTGAGGTTGTGCGTAATGTTTGCGCGGTAAACTTCTTCGGAGCGTCCGCACGTCCCGCACTTGTTGCTGTAAAGCGTTACGTCAAGGCCCATAATTAGGCAGCTTTCTTCGCCATTAGCTGGACGTAGTGGAGGTTGAGGCGGGCCTGAAAGACCTTCCAAAACGGCTCGGCGCTGAACATCCAGGCGACCTCAAAGTCGTCCGGGGATTCCTTGCCGATGCGGACGATGCCGCGGCGCTGGACTTTCATCGTGGGCCGGTTCTCGTTCCACAATTGTTCGTAGCCGGCGAGCTGCACTTTGTGCGCGCCAACGATGGCTTTGCTCGTCTTCCAGTCGAGGAGAACGATTTTGCCGTCACGGTCGCGCGAGGGTGCGTCGATGGTTCCGCCGAAGAGGTATTGCTCGGAGACCAATTGCACTTCTGGCTCGATGACGGTGAGACCTTCGTCTTGCCACCAACGGCGGAAATTTTGGTAGGCAATCATGGCCCTTTCAACATCCGCGGGGCTGAACTCGCTGAGGTCGGCAACGTGGTTGTGCAGGAAGCACTCAATGAGGAAGTGCGCGATGGTGCCGATGTCAGCCGCCTTGTCGCGGACCTTGCGGTAGTCCTGGCCT